GCCTCAGATACGTTACCCGCCCCAGGGGCGTTACTTCCTTTTTAGGATAACGTCACGTTCAGATACGTCTTTCTTAACTTTTTTTAGTTAATTAGGATGATGTCTGGTCCTGCGTAAAAGTAGGCTCCTTAAATTCCGAAATATATTCTAGAACTTATCACGACCATCAGAGATAAACTTGATAGATAAAACGAATGATGATGATGTATCACCATTCGAAGTCTATCATAGTATGTTGTATGATAATCGATAACATCCGGGACCCGAGAGTCTCCAAAAAAGGAGATATCTCGGTCATCCTTGGTATCAACTGAATCTTCTAAATCTTTGAAATATGTATCATAATCAGGAAGCTTAGAGCAAGACGCCTTAGGGGTTGAATCATCAGCCCATGGGGAGTCTACGCTAGAAGGAACTTGAGGAGAGACAACTTCATCAATTATAAAAGATTCAGCAGATAAAATCGGTAATCGTAAACTGGTATCCATCAACAAATGGAAATCAGAAACAATCACGGATACAGTGCCGCTTAAAATTTCTTTTAAAGCACTGACCCAACCTACTTCTCCGAATGCACTTAGTATAGATGAACCCTCATAAACCCTAACAGGAATATACATAACTTCTAATAATGGAGCTATTCCATAACAGAATAGTAAACCAGTATAGAAGCCAAGATATTCTGATAGATCATGAAGGTCATTTCTGTTCAATATATCTACTAGTAGATTGAACTCATGATAAAAGTTTACTGATACAATAAAGAAATAAATCTCTATTATTCAATGAACTGAACCATAAGACTCAATCACTGGAGGAAATAGAATAGAATATAATTTTTCATATACTATACTAAAATAAGAACTAGTTAATAATATTATAGGGGAAAAAGCATAAGATAAGGATTCGGCCTTTGCATACATGATCAATGTATACACAATGGCGAATCCAAATAGCATAATAACCGATGAATAGAACATTTCACCGGCCCATATCCAAAGCATCGTTCGGAAACCGAATGAAGCTGCAGGAATTATGGTTTTATATGCTAATCTTTTTGCAATAATACCCGAATTCACCGTTGAAGCGACGAAAAATATTCGCTTAAACACGGCGGAAACTGGAATCAAAGATGATTCCATAGGAGCATCTCTACTTGATGCAGGAGGGTTATATGGAGAAGCACCTGAAATAATCGGTGCCCATTTGACCCAAATCTTTGTCATAAGTGTATCCCTTAGACCTTTTGCAGAAAGATCGTCTTCACAACGACTCATGGAGATAAAAGACTTATCAGGAATTTTTCCCATAAGTTTTGTTAACTCCATATATTTTTTGAATGGTGCAAAGAAAGCTCTATCAGAGACTTTCAAAGTCATCATATCAATTGAATATAAGTCGAATGCTGAGGCGAATACCTTCTGTAATTCAGCACACATTCTAAACCGTAAGGAATTGAATGTTAGTTGAACAGCGTCTCAATAGAACTTCGTTCTTCGTTTCGCTAAAGGATCATCAAGGATATTTCTTCTCATTTCATCAGGAATAGGGAGTGTTGAACTATTTATAGTAACTTTCTTTGAAGAGAAAGCTGTTACAAATAGACAATATTCCTTCTGCCATGATGAAAGATCATGAGAAAGAAATTGACTAGACTTAGACATCCAGGTGGAGATTCTGCTTAATTCCTTTTCAATAATTGCCCTAAAAGCAAACATTGTATCAGAAGATACTGTTTTCGGAAATTGAGATACCCAGTTATTAAACGAGGCATCATCAATAGGAATAGTTAAACCGATAAGTAATCGTCTAATCTTTACAGATTGGAAGACCCACTTTCGGTTCAAACTACCTAATACTTTATATCCATAACCTAACATTTTAACAATGCTAGGAATAGACATATCGTATTTTCTCGAGAACTCAATCAAAGCAGGTAGAGAGCCAGAAGTTACCGCGTATTCTTTAAAAGGAATAGCGGATATATTCTCACCTCTACAAAAGGTCTTTTTAGCGAACTCAAAACCTTGTCCTTTTGGACTAAGTACTGATTTGGCTAAGCCGACCTTAACTCCAAGTTGGTTGATAATTTTGAAATAGTGTTTGGCAACTAATTTGTCACCAATAACTATATCATCACCCAACACGGCATACTTTCTAAAAAGTATTCCGACTGGAATTTTCCCGGATCTCCATGCAGCACATTGAACTATAAAATGATGAGTAAAGGCTAACATTGCCCAGGAT